AACACCCGCACCCGAGCCTTTATCAATTTGCCCACCGACAAATTTAACAATTGTTGATGGTGGCACTTCGCTAACATTAAATTGGTCTGCACCGAGTTGCGGTAATACTCAGCCAGAAAGATATGCGATTTCTTTTAACACATCTGGGGGAGGATGGGGAATTGCTACAGGAAATGTTGGAGATGCTCAAGCATTAAACACAACAATTACCATCGGTCACGATTTATTTGAAAGCCTTCAACCATCTGGAACCGAATGGACATTTTCAATTCGCTCGGATAACGACACCTTGCGTATGTATTCTTCTAATTCAAATCAAGTAACTATTGTGATTGGCTCAGTTCCCGAGCCTTCACCTTCGCCTTCACCAAGCGAATCTCCTTCTCCAAGTCCTGAACCAGAACCAACCAATGCGCCCTCTCCATCTCCTGAACCGACTTCTTCCCCGAGTCCAACCCCAACATCCAGCCCAGAGCCAACCCCATCCCCAGAACCATTACCAACACCAGAAACTCCATCGCCTACTCCTTCTCCAACGGTGGTAGAACCTCAACCGTCTCCTCAACCGACACCAACGGAGAGCGCGACCAATCCGCAACCATCTCCCAGCCCGAGTGTTCCGATGCCTTCACCAACATCGGAATCAACTTTGCCAGCGACTCCAAACCCTGAACCTGCCGCAAGTCCGACTCCTCAACCTCAACCGAGCCAGGAACCTTCGCAGTCCACACCTGAACCCACACCTTTGCCATCGCCTATTCCTCCCGCCGTTGAACCCACACCAATTGCAATTCCTGACCCGCCACCATTACCAGAACCCGACCCTACTCCATTGCCTGATGTCGCCCCGACTCCCGATGAAATTCCCATTCCCGAGCCTGAGCCAGAACCATTGCCGAGCGAGCCTGAACCAATTCCTGTTGAGCCAGAGCCAATTCTTGAGCCAGAGCCTCCAGTTGAGCCTCCAGTCGAAGCATTAGAACCGCCTGATGTAGCGCCCGAGCCAGAACCAGAACCAGTAGAGCCACCACCGCCAACAGAAGAACCGTCTCCTGAACCATTAGAAACCTCCCAAGTTGTTGATGATGCTTTAGCGGATGGAAAGATTACACCCGCTGATGCTGAAGCGGTAGTTGATTCATTGATGGAAGATGGAGAAGTCACCGAAGTTGAAGCGACTGCATTGATTGAAACTCTTTCAGATGGTGGCGCTTTAAGTGGAGCCGAAGAAGATTTAATTCTTGATGCGCTTTCAGCAGATGGTGAAATTACCCAAGCCGAGGTAAATAATCTTTCAGAAACTCTTTCTGGAGATGGAAAATTTACTGAAGCGGAAAAGGAACTTGTAGCCGAGGCGATTATTGCTCAGTTCGATGGCGCTCCAGTAACAGCGGAAGCAATCGCTGAGGCTGGAATTGATTATGAGAATTTGCCCCCACAGACCCCAGTTGAAACCCGTGTTGATGAAAGTGGCGAACCAATCGTCATAACAGCCGAGGTCGCTGATGCCCTTGAGTTGGTGGCAAACCCATCTGAATTAGTAGGAGCAATTTTTACTGACCCTGCTAAGGCACTTATGGCGATAGGAAATATTGGGGCAGATATGTCCACAACAGAACGCGAAGAATCACAAACAGTTGTTGTTGCCTCGGTCATCGTGGGAGCAATTGCATCACTATCTATAAGGAGAATGTAAATGAAACATTTCTTTAATGACCTTCTCGGTCAGTTATTTACAATGCTGGGATTTTTTATTGCGTGGGTAACCATTGACGGGTCTGCTAAATCGGCAGTTGCCTATGCGACTTTATGGTGCCTCGTAATCTGGATTCTCACTTACCCACTACGCAGAAATAAGGATGAAGAATGAAAAATGTAAACAATATCGTTATGCGAATTCTTTCAGTATTCGCGGCATCTGGTCTATCGGTTATTGGAGCGGGTTCACTCTTTGGTCTCGAACCATTGACTGCCGCACTTATGGCTGGCTTGCTCGGAGTTGCAACCGTGGTTGAATCTATGGCTCGCTCATTCCTCGATGACGGAAAACTAACCACCGCAGAAATCAACGAAGCCTTCAGCAAGGTAGATAAGAAGAAGGCTTAACGCCAGACACCGTTTCGAGAGACGGTCAGTATGCCGTGTTCCTCGAAATTGTATTGACGATTCTGCCATTCCCATCTACCGCGTTCGCACCGTGGGCATCTCCAGTTCCATTGGAATTGAACGCGCTCGCGTGACCAGCGGATTAAATCAACATCGCCTTTTGCTGAGCCAGTACAGTTCTCGAACCAGCATTTAATTTCTTCACCGTTGGCAACCTTTAATTTGAATTGCTCTTTTTCTTCATTCTGAGTTTGGCGAATAGATTTGCGCTCAGTCTTTGTTTGGCGTTGCTCGGCTACCCATTCTTTTTTGGATTGTGGGCAACGAGCCTTGACGACTTTCTTGCCACTCTGGATTTTAACCCCGTGTAAGTGGTAAGAAGCCTGAAGGAGTTCAGCCTTTTCTTTGCCCATCTCACGGCGCACTAAATCTAAAAGGATTGTCGCAAATGAATCGGTATGCCCATCCTCGAAACAATCGAGATGGTGGGCAACTTCGTGCAATACGACATATTGGTTTCTAGCCCAAGGCGGTAATTTAATTGTCGCCCCGCGATAGGTGAAGGTCGCATAAGCCATCCTTCGACCTGTGCCTCCATGGGTCACAAAGATTTTGTGATTCTTCGCCCATGGATAGTTGTCTTGAATTCTTTTTTTCTTGAGAAGTTTGTCTACATATTTCTGACATTCTTCAAGAGTCCATTGCTCTTTCTTTTCCAGAACATAATTCTCAGCCTTGTAAACCCGCTGGGTTTGGTCTCTTTTACTTTTAGGCATATCTCTCCTTACGCCGCGATTTGGATTTGCTCTTTTTTGTGTTCTCTCTTGATGTGTCTCCAAAGGCTCTCAAAAGCCATTCCACTTCTTAACTGCCATTCCTTGCCACATTCAGAACAGATGACGATTCTCATATCTGCCCCCTCTCAGTTCCTAGTATACACTACGGGGGTTGGATAAACAAATCGAGGATTCAGGCTCAGGCTCCAACCGAGCGTAGACACGCCGAGGATTCAGGGTTGGCATGAGTTTGCATATCTAACCCCAGTAGTGTATCTTTAGAAATGAGAGAGAGGACAAAGATGGTTACCAAAGAGTTCGCAGTCAAGATAGATACAGAACTATCTGAGTTGCACTACAAGCGTTTCAATTTATTGTTTGATTTAGAAAGTGCAATTGATACAAAAGAGTTCTACGAAAAGCATTACCCAACCCGCATTGAAGAAATTGCAAAGCAAGAGAGCAAGATTGAATCTGCAAGAAAAAAGATTTTCGAAGTAGGTTCCCAGATTCTTGACCTCAATGAGATTTATGACCAAGACCCTTGGACAAGAGCGTTTTTAGTTCTTGCAAGCAATGGTCATGTTCACAAATCACAGGATTGCTCAACTTGCTTTGATACAACCCGTTTTCAATGGTTGGTTCAATACAGCAATGACGATGAGAACACAATCGTTGAGGATGCTGGTCAAGATGCTTGCACAGTTTGTTACCCATCTGCTCCAGCAGAAACTTTGAATCGCCCATCACGAATCGTGACAGCCGACAAGATTGCCAAGGCTCAAGCAAAGGCAGAGCGTGAAGCAAAGAAGGCAGAGCGCATCGCCAAGGAAAAGGCAAACGCTCCAACAGCATCAGGTCAGCCTTTGACTTACAAAGAAGGCAAGTGGACAAGAGAAATCAAGACAGAGCGTTCAGCGATTACAGAGTGGTATAGCCAATACGCAGATTCACAGAGAGAAATCGTTACAGAATATTATGATGGCACACGACACACAGAGGAAAGCATCCAGCACCAAAAAGACCGTAGGGCTTTTGCTGGTGAGATTGCTCAGTTGATTTGTTTCAACTTGGCTCAAAAGCACGACATTACTTATGAGGAGCAAGAAGCAATCCTCATCAAGAAGTACGCAAAGAGAGGCTACTAATGACACAGATAAACGAGACTATCGAGCGTTTATTGGCTGAAGCCAACGAGCCTCTCCATCCTGATTTAGTTCCATACTTTGAAAGCGATGGAGCGTTAGGCGCTCAAGTTCGTCACCCATTGGTATATCAAGTGCCACTATGGTCAAACGGTAGCGCTAACGCTTACTATCTCCAGAAGAAAAAGGATTTAGAGATAGCGCTCGCAGAAAAGAATTTCAATCGAGTTGTCTATTTACATGAGCGCCCATATCGCCTTCAGGCATTTACCCAGATTGCTTATCATTTATCAGATACAAAATACTGGTCAATCCTGTCTGGCATCTGGACCGATACAGAGAATCAATGGCAGAACCTTGAGCAATGGAAAGAGTTGCTCTCAGCGAATCGCCCTGAGCGCCATTATTTAATGGATGAATCAGAGGTTCAATTGTTGAATTCACTACCAGAGTTTGTTAAAATATATCGTGGATGCGTTAAGGGTCTTAATGAGGATGGACTTTCATGGACACTAAATAAATCCAAGGCAGAATTCTTTGCTAACAGATTTGGCAAGGAAGGAATTATCTTAGAGAGAGAAATTCCAAAGTCAGACATCATCGCGGTCTTAACAGGTCGCGGAGAATCTGAAGTGATATGCGAGGTGAAGAAATGAAATGTTATACCTGCAATAGCGAGTACAGAATCACATTCGTCAAAGGCAAGCCGTATTGCTTTCGATGCGAGGCAGATGCTTCATTGGTCGCATACGGAATCATCAAACTAATCAAGGGAGAGAAAAACCATGTTGGCTAGATACCTAGAAAAGCAAGGTGGTCGCGTTACAGCGCGTGGCTACAAAGTCTCTGAATGGCTGGATGCAGTTGGGCTATTCCTCGCAATCTTCCTCGTATTCGGGGTTGTGGGGTCAATTGAGAGCGGAAAATGGTTCTGATGTTGATTCCATCGTGGAGCAAGTTCAAAGAGCCTCAGAAGGTCTCTGAAGCCTCTCTAGCCCGCATACGCGCCCGCGAGCGCGAGCGCATACTGTCCGAAGAAGCCGATAAGCGACACGCTCGCCGTAAGGCTCGTTTAGATTTGATTATTAAACCCCAGTAGGTTATACTGGTCATACACCAAGAGAGAGGATACAAAATGTCAGAAGTGGACATTCATGCAGAAAGCAATCGCATTATTGGTGCGTATGTTGCTAAGCAAGAAGCAAAGAAGAAGGCGCTAACAAAAACTCAATGCCGAAACATTTATCGTGAAGCATACGAGGCTGGTCTTAACGCTGGCAAAGATGCAGATACTCCAAAGTTTGTAGTTGGCGAACCAACTACTCCACTTGGCAACGATATTGATTTCAACAAAAAAACTTACATCCTTGACGGTCTTTGCGGATTTGCTTGGGTAAACATTTCTCCAGCGCGAGGTGCGTTTGTGAATTGGCTCAAGAGTCAAGGCATCGGTAGCAAGGGCTACTATGGTGGCTACGAAATCTGGGTTCGTGAATTCGGACAGAGTGTAGACCGCAAAGAGGCTTTCGCTAGTGCATTTGCTGAAGTGCTTAACAAGTACGGAATCAATGCCTACGGTCAGAGTCGCCTCGACTAAATAAAGTTCACCCACCGACAGACTTTCTTCCGCAAGGATACGAAACCTCGGTGGGTGTTCAACACCCGCTGGTCGAGCGCCGTTCCGTTCCCAACGGGTGTTCTACACACTCTTGGTGTACCATTTTTCTCGGGTACCCAAGTTCGGTAGGGTAGATTGCCCGATGCTGTCTGTCCTCTCTCATAGACTGGCATTGTGTTGGCTCCCCTACCGAACGCCCATTTATTTATTACTCTGGTTGGTTACAATTCCCAGATTTATCTGATACCTTTTATGCAGGTTCGCAAAACACCTACACCTCAAAAGCGAGGTCAGTCCGATACTGACAACAAGGAACCGTTACAGCCAGTAACGAAAAATCGTTCGCTCCGAACTATGGAGGATTATGCGATTCTATGAAATTACTACCTTAAAACCTATGCACATAGCGCTAATCAGCGCATTACTAATTACAACCAATCCGCTTCAGATGCCAAGAGACCCTTCGGCAAATGCAGTTGAGATAGTTGCACCAGTAGAACCTCCTAAGCCAGTTCTGGTTGAAAGAACACCAGAGGCGGCAAAGGAATACGCCAAAACCCAGTTGGCTTTATTTGGCTGGGACACTCCTAAGCAATGGGCTTGTCTCGTTGATTTGTGGACTGGCGAGAGCAATTGGAGACCACAGGCATATAACAAGCAACCCGTTTACCAAAATGGCGAGCGCCTTCATGCAGGTGGAATTCCTCAGATTCTAGGACTCGACCCAGACACCACGGTTGAGCGACAGATTGAAAGAGGATTTATTTATATCCAATCTCGCTACGACACGCCATGCAACGCCGATAACTTCTGGCACCGAAATTTTTGGTATTAGAGTAGGCGTATGGATGAAGAACAGAAAAAACCTTCCGCGATAGATAATGCTCTTGCTGATATAGCCAGAGTTGCTTTCCTTGACCCAGCCATTTGTACTGGCTGGGTCTTGGTAGCGGAATGGACAGATGGAACCGCTAACGGTTTTTGGACAACTACTTTGGCAGATGACCAGCAACCTGATTGGCGACAAAAAGGATTACTGCATCACGCGATAGACACTTGGGGAGAGGACAACCTTTTTGACGATGACGATGACGGAGAAGGAGAGACTAGAACTTCTCCAGAAACTCCTAGTTGAAAGATACGGCGAATTAGCGACACGCCCAGAGAGCCAAATCACAAACAAATCAAATAACTAACTCTAGTATTTACACCATGAGTTTATTAGAGTTTATAGATAATGCCCCGTGTCGCAATTCAGACCCGTGGCTCTTTGACCAATATCAATTAGACCTTGCCCAACCTGGATTGCAATATTGTCGAAACTGTAAATTCTGGAATGAGTGTGACTCTTTAGTAAAGCCAGAGAGTTCTAATTACGATGGAATTGCTGGTGGCAAGGTATGGCGTAATGGCAATTTATTGGCTAGGTTATCTCCTAATTCCCCGTATCCATTGATAGTGAATGAGGAGAGAGAGGTTTTTATTAGTGTTGAAGCCGTGGCAGTTCGAAGGAGCGACTTGTTGGGGGATTGAAACGGATTTTTATTTTCCAGACGACCATAGGGTTACTGATGAAAATAAAAAAGTAAAGGCACTTTGCAGAAAGTGTATTTGGCAAAAAGAATGTCTGACCTACGCGCTACATTATTCAGTAGTCGGAATCTGGGGAGGAACAAGCCCTAGAGAACGGTCAGCAATGAGAACACAACTAAATATCATCCCGATACCTATAAACGAAGGAAAATGACGAATGACTCAATTAACTATAACGGGAAATGTAGTAGCCGACCCAGAGTTGCGTGTAATCCCTAGCGGAAAAGCAATTGCAACATTTACAGTCGTATCATCTAAATCAGTTAAACAAGCCGATGGCTCATGGGAAAACACCGACACAACATTTTGGGATATTAAATGTTGGGGTAAAACCGCAGAGAATGTAGCCGATTCGGTTCAAAAGGGAATGTCCGTAATTGTTGTAGGCACCGCAGTTCAAGAGAATTGGGATGACAAGGCAACAGGGGCTAAGCGCTCAAAGATTGCTGTCACCGCTTGGAATGTGGGTATTGACCTAAAGCGCCATACAACCACAGCAAGTGTTGTCCAGCGCACAGATGCCTCATTCAATCCATCCACGCCTGACCCTTGGAGCGCTCCATTCGGTTCGGATGTTGCGCCTTTTTAACCATCGTATAGTATGATAGGGGTTAATAATTTCCTTATGAAAGGGGAAAATCGTGGCTTGGACTGATTACTTTGTCAGCACCATCGCTGGCGCTAAAGTCGTTGTATCCGAATCTGGCAGACCGTTTATATCGCACAAGATTGATATGGGCGATTATGTAGAAATCGAATTGACCGAGACATCCCATGAGTTGCCTTTTAAGATTTCATTTCGGTCATTTAATTCACTTGGCGAACAAACAGAACATCGTATGTACGCTCAAGCGGGTACAAAAGACATGGCTCGCATCTTCGCAAAAGAAATCACTACTATGCGTATGAACTGCAAGGAATTTGTCCTAGACGGAGAATAAGTACAAAATTCACTTAATGCTAAAATCATTGGGTGGAACACGACTACTCTGACCTAAATGGCGGTGGAGTCTTGTCCGTTCTTGGAGCCTTCGCGGTGCAAACCCATGAATTATTCTTGGAGTTGCAAGGCGCAGGGTTCAATGAGGAACAGGCTATTAAAATTCTTGTCGGACTAGCATCTAAAGAGTAGAGGGAAGCAATGGCAGAAAAGCCAGATTTACAGGAACTCGGCTCTACGGGTTTACGCCGTTCTGGTGGAACGGTTTATGAAGAATTCCTCGTTAATCTCCGTGGACTTCGTGGCGCTCGCGTTTATCGTGAGATGGCAGACAATGACCCGACAATTGGTTCGATGCTTTATGCAATTGAGAAAGTTATTACACGCCTTGAATGGCGCGTAGACCCATATTCAGATAATTCAGTAGACGGCGATGTAAAGCCTGAAGATGAAGAAGTCGCCTCATTTATTGATTCCTGCTTGCACGATATGTCAGATTCTTGGGACCAAACACTTTCTCAAATTCTTTCGATGCTCGTTTACGGATACTCCTATAACGAGATTGTTTACAAAGTCCGTACAGGTCCAGAAGCCAAAGACCCATCTAAGCGTTCTAAGCACACAGATAACAAAATTGGATGGCGCAAGTTACCTATCCGCTCCCAAGAAACTTTATTCCGCTGGCAGATTGATGAGCGCGGTGGAATTCAAG